GCCTGTAACTTACTCAACTCACGCGCAGTATCAACGCAGTCCGCCGCGAACTCGGTGATCTTGTTGGCGAGTTCGGCGAGTCCCGCAGCTTCCGCCATCTCGCCGAACGCCTTGGTGATCGAGCCGATGCCGTCCGCCGCCGCCTGCGACTGCGCGTTGACCTGATTCACCATGTCTTTCAACGAAGACAGAAACTCGGTGTTGTCGAGTGTCGCGCGCGCTTTTAGTTCGCCAGCATCAGCGGCCATGTTTTACCCTGCCTGACCAGTACGCTTGTGAGTAAGCATCGAATCGTCTGATAACGCCGTCGTCTTCACCCGGCGCATACTTCGAGGGCGGACGTTCGCCCGGAAGCGCGGCACGCATCCCGCGCGCGGGCACCGGAGCTAGTAGTAATGCGGGTCTGCCGCGTTGCGGCTTGAGTGATGCGGCGGGCGCATCGTCCTCGGTGAGCGCGATGCGCGCGCGTCGGCGGAGCATGAAGTCGACCGGCTCCATGAACTCCGCCTCCGCCTTGCGGTTGACGTTGAAGACCGCCCACGGATTAAGGGCGGCATAATATTCGAGAACGTCCTGCTGTTCCAGATCGCGCGCGGCTAGTGCGTTGAACTCTTCGAAGGTGAGGTCCCAGACCTCTAATTCACTACACCGGAAGTCGTAGCGGCCAACGGCCCAGATGTCGAGCCAGCTTCTTTCAGTGGCTCTGCTGGGCTGCCTGCGTTTGGGAGTCGCGCCAGTATCCGGTCCATGTCGGGGAAGACGCCCGTCGTGGCATACGCCAGCATGGGCGCGAGATCGAGTAACATGCGCGCGTCGACGTTCTCTTCCACCCAGTCGAGCGTGATGTCGGGCTGTTTGGTCTTCAGCCCGTAATAGAGCATGATGGCGAGTTTCGCCGGATCGCGCAGTGAGTCGCCCAGACCTTCGCCCTTTAACACCGAGATGTGATGTTCGGTGTCCAGCGTCTTCAGCGCCTTGAGCGGGAAACGTAGCTCTAGTTTGCGGTCGCCGATGTCGAGCACGATGGGTTCGCCTGCATTAGGTTTCTTGTATGGCATGGCGTCCTCTAGGTTGCAATCTGCTTAATGGTGAACAGCAGGTTCAGTCCGGTGACAGTGATCGACCCATTCCGCGCCGTCCCTGAAACTCCTGCGGCAACTGAATAAGTGACATTGCCATCGCCCTGTTGCGGTGCGGTGGGCGTCGTAATCGTAATCCACGGATCGCTGGGGATGGCGTTCCACGGCGCGTTATTGCCGCCTGAGGCGACGGCGAACGTGCCGTTGGGCAACCCCGCATTCGGAACGGTCAGATCACTCGAAGGAGTTAACGCGATGGTGGACGGGACCACCGTCATCGGCGTGGTGATCCTGATGGCGATATTACGCGTCATGACTCCGGCGACCTTATAGTCTTCGCCCATCGTCTTGACGAAGCCACGGAACTGGCGCGTGTAGTGCGTAGGATCGGGCGCGACTAGCTGAAACTTAGTCACCACGCGGTTAAAGAACAAGTACTCGACACCGAAGGTCGAGTTAGCCGACTGCGTGGGGTCTTCCGGATTCCAGAAACAGGGAAACGCCAAGTCGCCCAGATCGATCAGACCGGGCACGGTCGACTTGATCGGCGCGCCAGTCGAGTGCGAAGTCGTGTCGACTTCCGCCATGGCGTTCGATGGGCCGGTAATATCGCCCACTCCTGCAATGGTCGTGTATGTCTCGGGCGACGAGCCCGAGAGTACCTGTACTAGCGTGCCGTAGGCGGGGAATCCGCTGGCAACGGGATCGGCGGTAGCTCTCTCTGAGGGTGTCATGTTACGTGCTCCTTACTGCGGGTTGGTGTTGCGGGTTGTACTGCGGGTAAGACTTCATACGGTCGTCCATGCGCCCGTCGAGAGCGAATAAGGACCGGGGATATTGATCGCGCCCACCGTGGGCGTGAAGCTCTGCGGGGCGATGTTCGCCGCTGTATAGATCTGGTTTCCGTGCCCGTCATCAGCACCAGTGAAGGTCAACGGCGCGGCGCACGTACCATCGCCGCCGAGAACGGACGACGCCATGTAACTGATCACGAATGACTTCGCGCCCGATGTCGTGATCGGTCCGCCCGCGACTGGCGACGCGCTAGCCGAGGCGTTCGTCACCGCCGAAGCGGTGTCGAGTATGAAACTCCCGGCTGTTGCATGAAGCTCGATACCCACCACAGTGACCACGCCTGTGCCGGTCTGATTGATGGTCACGCTCGTAACGCCCGCTGGTACGCTCAGGCATTGCCATACGTCCGTCGCCCGACCTCCTGCGCCCGACACCGAACGGGCGGCTGTTACATGCGACGCGGTTCCCAGCCCGGTAATGGAAGTAATCGAATCGGTCGAGGTCGAGCGGAATTGAAAGAGGAAGATCATGGCATTCCCCGCCGCTGGTGCCGTGAAGTTATACACGCCGGACGCGCCCGAGAGATCGGCCCCGAGATTGATGTGAGCGGGTGAGATCGTGCCCACGCCGGTCGTCGCGGTGATCGTGATGGTGAGTCCGGACGTTGAGGCGGTCAGGTGCGTGGGCGTTGTCGAGTCCGTGACGGTCACTGTTACCGCCGACGCGGCGACGGCTGCGGTCGGCGTTCCGGTGATCATTCCGGTAGATGGATTGATCGAGAGTCCTGCGGGTAACGGGGTCGACGTGTAGGTGTACGGACCCGCGCCGCCCGAAGCGGTCTGTCCGAATGAGTACCCCGTCCCCACAGCGCCGTTCGGGAACGCGTTGTTAGTGATCGTGAGCGGCTGCGCCCCGCTGGTGATCGTGATCGTGAGCCCGCTGCTGGAGGCGCTCTGCCGAGTCGGTGCCGTCGAGTCGGTGGCGGTGACGACAACGGAAGTAGGCCCGCCCGCCGTCGTGGGCGTGCCGGTGATCGCGCCGGTTGCGCTGTTGATCACCAACCCTGCAGGCAACCCGGTCGCGGCGTAGCTGTAGGGTGCGACGCCTCCGGAGGCCGTCTGCTGCGCGCTGTAGGACGTCCCCACGACACCGCTGGGCATCGCGTTGCTGGTGATCCGGAGAGTGGGCGGCGTGCCGCTCAGAATGGCCTGAATCGCCGTGGCGTAGATTCCCGCCATGATGGCGTGCCCTGCGTTGTTCGGATGGCTCGTGTCCGACATGTAAGCCGGGGTGTAAGTCGCGAACGCAGGATCAGCGCCGATATCAGCGAACGCGTCGCCGATGGGCGTCGCACGCAACAGCGCGTTGTAGGCGTTGAACTCGGTAAGTTGCGCGCCGCTATAGTTGTGATTCGTAAGCGAACTGCTCACCACCTTAAAGCCGACCGCCTGAAGCGCCTGCGCGATCTGCTGCTGGTTGTTATAGATCTGCTGGGCGGTCAGTCCGTTGGTCATGTCCGTGTCGCCGTCATAGAGGCAGACGATGTTCGCCGTGGCGCTGGCATCATAGAGCGACTTGGTGTAGGCGATGCCGCTCAACTGTTGCGCGAACCCGCTGCCCAGTGAGCTGGTGTTCGCGCCGCTGGCAAGCGAGTAGGAAGTCGCCGGCCGTTTGGCTACGTCGGCGGTCATGCCGCCGTCGGTCGATGCGCCCCATTCGAGAAAGACCGAGTTACCGTACCAGACCAGATTGATGGGACGTTTCGCGGTCGCCGTTCCGTACTGTGTTGCCGCGTAAGCAAACAACTGCGCGAGTTCTCCGGACGTCAACACGCGGGGATAAATGAAGACTTCCTGCAGCATCCCTTGATAGCCGAACAACGAACCGCCACTGGCGGCGGCTGCATAGCCCGATCCGAGAGCGCCACCCGCGAGAGCGGCGGAAGTGAGCGCGGCTGCCGATGCGCTGGAGAAACTGCGCGTCAAGGTGAGCGCAGTGGCGGACGACTGCAGGCAGTACGCGAATGGTCCGGTCCCTAAGTCCGCGACCGAGACGCCATGAAACGCGCCGCCCTGATGATAGCCAAGGGTGTTCTGAAGGTTCGCCGGTCCGATGCCGGACGATGCGCCGAGTCCGACCATCGGCCCCGCTTGCCCATTACTGAAGCCGCCCTCACCGATTACGAAGATAGTCACGTTCTGTTGATTGGTCGCGAGAGCGGCGGGGATCGTGAGAAACGTTTGCGAGTTGCCGCCCGTCTGCGTTGCGTTACCCGTTCCGGCACCGAACCAGACACCGGGCGCGAGTCCGGCAATGGTCTGCGCGGCGATGACGTACTGCGGCTGGTTGGCGGCGACGGCTTGCGTGGCGTTGTATCCATTGCCGCTTGAGTCGGGCCACGCCGTAACCGGCGCGCCGTTCGCCACCGGAGTGATGGAACTGGCGATGTAACGCGCGGCCACTCCGGTCGGCAGCGGGTTCGGGTTCGCCGCGACGGTGATATGTTTCCCGGTTGTCGAAGCCGTCTGGCCGTTGGCGTCCGTTGCCGTGATCGTGACCGCGTTCGTTCCCGCCGTCGTGGGCGTGCCGGTAATGCGACCTGTAGCCGTGTTGATCGTGAGTCCTGCAGGTAGCCCGGTGGCGGCATACGTGCAGGGCAGCACGCCTCCGGTCGAGAAGCATTCATACGAGTACGCCGTCCCCGCCACCGCATCCGGCAGATCGGCATTAAGCACCGTCAGTAAAGCGGGTCCGATCAGCATAAGACCTTCTCCGCTGCGCGTCTTGTCGGCAGGTAGTTAAACATAATCTGGTACTCCTGAATGACTTGATAGATCAGCGTGTCGGACTCCCACGCCCACGTCTGGGTCATATAGAACGAGTGGCCGATATGCACGTTCTCGAAGTCGCCGTTCAACGTGTCGAGATACACCCGCAACGAGTCGCCGATGGCAAGCGCGCGCGATTGCGAACTATCGAAGATCGAGATCTGATACAGGCGTTCCACCTGATCAATTGGTCCGATGTGGGTCTTAAGCCCCAGCGGGTTGACGGGCGCGACC